TTCAGGGAGGTGATACTGTGGGTGGTGCAGAAAATGTACCATCTTGATTTTTTATCATACCTGCTTCAACACTATCATCCACTTGAACAAATTGATTTGCAATCTCTTCAGTAAAATAATCTTTTATGTCAGTTGATGTTGAATGAGGTACTAGTACTTCTTGTACAAAATTATTTAATATTCTTGCATATTTCATTTTAATACTCCACAAGAACCAAACCGTTGGCACCTTGACCATTTGTGCCACCGCCACCGCCGCCTGGAAATCCCCCGGTCGAGCCATAGCCGCCAGCGCCGCCACCACCGTTGACTCCAGAACTACTATTACCATAACTTGCAGACCCACCGGGACCGGTCCCTATAAAATCAATAGATAAAAATGATCCCGGACTTGGTGGAACAGAATATGTTGATTGAGAACTGCTAGCGACTCCGTATCCTGGAGTGCCTGTGAATCCCGATCCGCCTGGATAAGAAATACCGTTACTAGAAGGAACGCCTGCTCCACCACCGGATGCACCACTCCACCCGGAACTACTTCCTCCGATACCACCGTTGCCAAATAAGTTTCCAACACCACCACCGCCAAACTGATAACCGACTGAATTCGTGACAACAGTTCCTCCTGTGGTATTAATATCACCTCCGCTACCGCTTCCACTAGAACCGTTAGATGTTCCACCGCCTGTTGCAGATACATATGCCCCAAAACTAGAAGTTCCACCTCCGCTACCGCTTCCACCACCGGCACCTATAGTCACTGCTACAGTTCCCCCAGGAGTAAGTCCAGTTATAGTTTTAATTGCAAATCCTCCGCCGCATCCTCCACCATACGTGCCGAGCACAGCGCCGCCACCGCCACCTGCGCCCCACACTCTCACACGCACTGAGGTAATACCAGCAGGTATTGTCCATGTAGTATTAGCACCAAATGGTAAAATTTTTCCAGTACCAAATGTGCCTAACATGGTAGTATTAAAACTACTCGATGATCCAAATAAATTACTCATATTAAAATACTCTCCAATCTGATCCGTTATAAACTAATGTAAATCCTGCGTTGTTTGTGCCAACAATTAAATTTGTACTATCGCCCATGATAGTTCCTCCGTTAGGATTAATAGTAAGAGGATATGTACTAAATGTTCCTTTACTATCTAAAAACGCTATCTGTCCACCAGTAGTCGGTGAACTCGGTAATGTTATTGTCACTGCACCCGAACTTGTATCAACTAATATCTGATCACCTGTGCTAGCCGAATAAGCTGATGACTTATATATCCAACTTGGTAAAGAAGTATAAGATATATAAGGACTAATCACACTGGCTACAGCAGATGCAGTTGCCCAAGAAGTATTTCCATATCCATCAGTTGATAGCAATCCAGCAGTATAAGTTGTTGGATTAGGAACTGGATAAGTTACACTAATTGTTCCAAAGTTGTCACTTAATCCTGATCCAATCTGTACTACACCTAACGAACTTAAACTTGCAACAGGAAGATCCGATGAACTAATGACGCTCCATGTAGGAGATCCACCATTAGTTCCTGTACCAGTTTGTGATAAAAACTTTTTAGTTGTTGTTGTATTAGGACTTAATAAGGTTGTAGTATTAGTATTACTTTGATAAGGCATCGAACCTAATAGAGTCGTATTGTTACCACCTAATAAATTAGTTGCTATAATACCACTTGGCAAGTCAGCAAGTACTAATGATCTAAAAGTTGCTGTTGTCGCACTGCCAGTAGATGGTCCTGCATAAACTGTATTTGCTGTTTGATTGCCAGATAAACTGCTAGCCGACCCAGATGTATTAGATGTAATACTAGTTGGAAGATCACCCGCAACAATTGATGACCATGCAGGTGCCGCACCATTTATACCATTTCCATATTGTGTTAAAAATTGTTTAGTAACACCGATATTAGGACTCAACAACAATGTTGTATTTGTGTTACTTTGATATGGAATACTACCTAACAATGTTGTGCTATTACCACCGGCTAAATTTGTTGCTACGGCAGCTGTTCCATCTATACTAGTAATACCGGTTAATGCAATTGAACCAGTGGATCGGTTGATTGCTATATTTGTAGTACCTAGATAAAATGTTTGATTAGTTGCGGCATAGTTTAATGATGGAATATCAGCAGCTACTAGAGCACGAAAACCAGCTGTACCACTCGAACCGTTAGGTGCGGCATACACATAGTTTGCTGTTTGTGTTCCTGATAATCCGCTAGCCGTGCCAGTTGTATTTTGATTTAATGTAGGAATATCACCAGCAACTAATGCTCTGAATGATGGTGCGGCCGCAGATCCTGTTGTAGGTCCAGCTAATACATAAGTTGCAGATATATTTCCATAAGGTACAATATAATCTGTTCCGGCTGTTGCTGTAGATACTACACCACTTGTAGCTTTTAGTATTCCAGACAAATTGCTTATAGTCAAACTGCTAAGAGTTCCTAAACTTGTCAAACTTGAACTAGTAATTCCGCTGCCTAATGCCGAGCTTGTAAGAACACTAGTACCATTTATATAGTATGACTTACCTGATGCAAGATCTATGTGTTCGCTAGATTCCCAAGCGTTGTATGTTGTGGTCCATTCGAAAGTTTTATTAACATTACTAGTAACAACAATACCAGAGCCAGTTGCTTGTGAATCATTAACTGCACCTTCTGATAAAATAATTGTTTTATTTGTTGTAGAAACACTGCTGGTATTAACAGTACTGGTTGTACCATTAACAGTTAAATTACCATTAATAACCAAAGTAGAATTGGATGTACCGACACTAGTTAAATTAGTTAAAGTTGTAATATTGTTTATACTAGTTCCTACAGATGCCGAAGTAGCATATGTACTAGCGGCCGAAGCTGTTGTCAAATAAGAACTTAAACTAGCGGTAGTAGCATACGAACTTAAAGTAGTTGACAAATTACTTGAAGTAACATATGAGCTAAGGCTACTAGTTATTGTCGATGATAAACTGCTTGTAGTAACATAACTAGATAGCGTAGTAGTTAACCCGGAAGCTGTAACATAGGAACTTAAATTTAGGGAACCCCAAGTAATTGTATTACCATCGGTAGTTAAATATTTTCCGGCATTATTAGTTACAGTGGGGATAGATGGTATAGATTCTAAATTACTAACTTGAGTATACAGATCTGTAAAATTAGCATTAATTTTAATTCCAGCACTATGCAAACTGTCACCAGTTCCGTCGTTTACAGCAGTGCCTACATTAATTGTTTGTTGAGTCATTATTAACCTGCATCGAAAGTTGCTCTACCGCTATCAAATGTGACAGATCCATTATCAAATGTATTTGATATAACAATATTTGGACCGTAAGTTACATTTGGATTATATGTAGCAGTTCCTAATATTGGGATTGTTCCGCCATCATAAGTAACAGTAACTGTGCCAATTAACGTCCCAGCATCTATGTTAACTACAACTAGATAAGGTCCTAAATTATTAACAATAGGTCCGGCATCGGTTGCTGGAATATTAAAAAGATTGCCCGGATCAAACGGTGCACCTGCTCTAAGATTATACGTCATAGTGTATTTATTAGAACAAAAAAGGGCCCTAGAGCCCTTTGAAATAAGCGGTATTTCTTATGCTAATTTAATACCACTAGTCTTTTCTAAATATGTATCAGCCGCATCTTTAATAGTAGGCGCCAACACCATAATTGTGTTTTTGTTAATGTTAATGTCAATTTTATCATCAACTGTGAATAAAAATGGTACTAGACCTATTCCATCTTTTGTTGCTGTTAAACATAGCGGGCGACTAACTGTGACAGCCATCGGACCGTCTGATACTAGTTTAGCAACAATTTCTTCCCCTGCTGTAGTTTTGATTGTAACTACTTCACCTTCTGCAATACCTTTTGAAATTAACATATTATACCTTTTCGAAATGTTTCTTGAGTTCAGTGAACCCGCCAATTAATTTATCATCTAGAAAAATTTGTGGCACAGTTCTGGCCGTAGGTACTGCTTCTAGTAACTGTTCACGTGTATAATCTTTATTGATATTGCGTTCTTCAAATTCAATACCTTTCATCTTTAACAATGCCTTTGCTTGATCACAATAAGGACATTGATTCTTACTCCATACAATAGCTGTCATATTATTTCCTTTATAGTATTATAGTATAGGCAATGCTTCGTAGTCAATACCTTCGCCCATAACACCAATTACATAATTTGTTGATTCTGACTCTTGTAGTGCTGTTTGTTTTTTACTTGTATCAGTATGCTTAGTAAACCAAGGAATAGGTGTACTACGCGGTGCGTTGCCTTGATACTTAATGCCAATCTGTTTCAATGCATCAGCGGCAGTATAGTCCATGAAGTCCATTAAAATGTTTGCGTTGAGACCAATTACTGGACCTTTCTTAAACAAATACACTGCCCAATCTTTTTCTTCACGAATAACATCGGCATACATTGCATATACTTCTTGTTCACATTCTTCTTTTATTGCGGCAAAGCGACTATCTTCTTTAACCACTTGATTGATAATGTAAGCAGTCCAACCTTTATGTAACAATTCATCTTGTAAAATCAAACTAATAATGTTACCATTGCCAATAAAGATCTTGTTCTCAACCATTGCTAGACTTGTAGCAAACGACACCATAAAGCGTAATGCTTCTAATGCGTAGCTGGCATGTAACGCTAACCAGATTGCTTTGATATGTTCTTTTTCTGTAACTGGAAGTCCTAGTTCTTTTGAACAGTTTAGTTCATGTAATGCATCATAATATTTGCCCACACTACTTGCCATACTAATAATTTCTTGTGTATCATGGATAGTATTGAACACATCCTTTGGCACGTTGTAGATGTTACGAATAATATGGCTATAAGACTTACTGTGAATATTTGTTTCGAAGAATGTCCAATTATAGACTAAGGCTTCGAGTTCCGGCAAACTGACAACAGGCGTAAAGACTTGGCTTGGGCCCCGACCTTGAAGACTATCAAGTGCTGTTTGACGGAGTAAATTGCTAGTGAATATATGTTTAATTGCTTCGCTTGCGTCTTTGAAATCATTTGCATCCTTTGTTAGACTAATCTCTTCGGGTTGCCAAAAGAATCCTCTGGCGGTGGCTTCAAAATCTGCTATCTTGCGATATTTAACTTCCTCAAATCTTTGTATAGTAACTGGACCTGCTGGATCCAGAAACATCTTGCGATTTAGATAATCTGTCTTTGTGTGTAGATTGTATTGT